TTTAAATTTCCATTTGCATCATATAATGTCAAACCAAGTTTATTAAAATCACCTTCTAATTTAGCAGTCAAGCCACTAACCTTTGTGCCATCTTCTTCCATTCCTTGTAAACGCAAAGAGATTGTTCTTAAACCGGTACTAACTGTATTTGCGTTCCTTAAAATTTCTGTACCAGCAGTAATTAAACCTAATTGCTCCTCAAAAGTAACTCCAGCATTGGCTAATACGGCAGAAGATTTAGCCAAACTATCAGACAAATCTCCAGAGCTAATTGCATAATTATTTGAAACTTCGTTCAAAGCATCTATAATATGTGTTGTTTCTTCTGCCTCCATATTAAACGCTTTCATTACAGAAATAATCATATTTGCGGAATCAGCTGCACTAATTGTTCCATCTGAAATATTTGTCCAAATTAATGCGTTTTTAGCTAATATATTCGTACTTTCTTCTACACTATAACCAGCTTTAGCAAATTCCGTCATAGCGTCAATTACTTCTGATGTTGTTTTTGCAACTGTAGAACCAAGATTATATGCCTTTTGTGTAAGCTCATCAAAATCATCTATGGTTAAATCCGTTACTTTTGTTAATTCAGTAAAAGACTTATCCAATTCTATAGCCGTATTAACAAGCTGCTCAACAGACCTTACAACTTTATAAAATATAGCAGAAACAACAGACCACAATGAAAACTTTTGAAAAGCCTCACTAATCTTTTCTCCAAAAGTCTTAACATGACCAGCCGCTTTTAATGATTTAGTCCCAACACTTTGTAAGCCGTCTGATAGATTTTTAGTGGCAGTTAAAGTTTTAGCGGCAATTTTTTCATAACTTTTCATTGTTTTCTGTATATTAACTAATCCGTTAGTAAAATTGTTCAAAGCTTTAGTTTCATTTAACAATTTATTAAGTTCTCTTAATTTATCAAGAGATTTTTCTGTCATATTAACACTAACATTTAATTTAAAGTCCTCTAATTTCTTTAGGTCTGATTTTATTTTAGTTGTATCAAGTCTAGTCGATAAAACAATTTGATAATTTCCATTTTTTTCAGCCAAATTATTTCACCCTCTTTCTAGCCGCTATTCATCTAGTCCATAATTTAGTAATCTCATTCCTACAGTATAATCCCAATGTAATGTTTTCCCTTTTTGAACATATAATCCATGCTTAGCCATTTCTTTTTCAAACATCTGAAATAATCTTCCGTTTTTCTCCAGATATTTAATCGTGTCAGTAAAAAACGGTCTCTTAACATAAGCTGGATTTATACTTCCATCTCTCCTATATTTAGGAAACCAATAATGCCCGCCAAGACCTTCCTCTATCGCCTCAGCTAAATGCGCTCTAAAATCGTTACTTTCCGGACTTCCATGAACATAATGGTTTATGTCTAAACTCATTTTCTTAGGAGAATCAAAAATTCTAGCAATAACTTCTTTTCTTCTTCCGGTTCTATCTATTTCACTAATCCAGCTATTCAAAAATTCTTCTGTTCTCTTATACACATAAGCCTCATATTTATCATATACATCTGCTTCTATAAACCCGTAAATTATATCCAATATTTCATCAGCCATTTTTGCTACAACTTCATCTAATATTGGGTTAAATGCGTTTAATAAATCATTTTCATTCCTTATCTCCAACAGTATCACCACCAAGAGTTTTCTCTAACTCATCAGCAACCTTTGGATTGTTTGCAAGCATAACCTCTATTAGCTCTTTCATCTTATCTGAAGTTTCTTTGTTATTCATATAGTCATCTATTTGCGTTTGCGCCTTTTCTAAATCATCAAGAGAAGCGACATTGCCAAGTTGAGAAATAATTAATCCGTCTCCAATCATTCCTAAAACAGAAATAACGGCAGATTTTATATTGTCATAATTTAAGACTTTTTCTTTTACTATATTAAAAATTCCAGCAGAACCTAAATCGTCAGCATCTAAATCGTCCATATCTATATTTGTAGCTAACAACGTAATAAGCATATCCATTTTTGTTAAAGCAGAAACCAATACTGTTGCATCGCTCTGTTTTTCGTCTATAAGTTGTTTACCATAAAAACAACTTTCATCAACTATATATACGGCTTCCGCTAAACTAATCCAAGGTTTAATTTTAATCGAAACATCACCAATCTTTGCTGTTGATGTTTGCTTCTTTTTAACATCTATTTTAACTCTATCTTCAATCATATCATTTTCTCCTCTTTTAAATAAGAATAACCAACCAAAATAGCTTCTGCAATATCATCTTGATTTTGTTTGCTTGTTTTATTCTTATAAATCAAATTTAAACCAAATAATTCATTAGCCATTTTAACGGCTCTCTCTTTTAATAAGACCCTATCATTAATCTGTGTTTTATGTAGACTATATTTGCTTTTTTCCCCGCATTTATTACAAACCTTAAAATCTAATCCAGAAACATCTTCAAATGAATTTCCACATGTATCACAGCTATATATGCTCTTATTTATTCCAAGAACAGACCTCCAATGAGTTGGATGTAAAGCGTTCATTTTTATTTTGTGAACATGTGCAATAGTTAATAAACAGCCTTGCAAAACACATAAATGTTTACCAACGTCCAGATTAGAATGGACAGAAACCGGTACATCCTCACAAACAATATTATCTATATTGTATGAAGTAATCAATTCTTGAATTTTATCGTACATATAAGTCGTTCTTTCGGAAATTTCTTTTCCTTGAATTTCAATTAGATTATAGGCTATTAACTTATCATTGTCAAAAACAGCCCAGCCGGTTTTCCTTGTACTCATATCCAAACCTAAAACCCTCATAATATTTACCTTTCTCTTCAGTTCTAAAAAAATGGTCTTACAACTATCGAAAATAGCGTAAGACCATATTATTAAATTCTGAACTTAAAATCTGGGCTTCCAATCTCTCCGCTATAATAAACATATAGCTCGTTCTCTTTATGCCCTTTGTCGTTAGGCAAAGCTAGACCATATCCCTTGAAACTTATATACATAAATCCTCCGTCATATCTAACTTTACACAATTCTTTCTTTTCGATAATTTCATTAGATTTGGTTTCTACAACCTCATCATTTTTATTTTCAACAAAAATTTCTTTTTTTGTTCTTGTCTTTTTTTTATTGTCCATACTTTTAGCCTCCTTGCACGTCTTGTATGCACTTGTATGAATAACCTTCAATAACGTGGAACAGTACCTTTGAAAAGTACATGGAGCCCCAGTAGAACATACTAGAGCCCCATCTTCATAATGAGCATACTTGCATAGAGGATAATCAATACAAGCCATTATTATTCAGCGGCAACCGTTACAGGGATTACTGTTCCTAGATTTAATCCAGTAGCGTCATAAGTTACCGTAATATTAGCATTACCAGCGGCAACACCAGTAATTAAACCAGTAGTTTCATTAACAGTTACATAGTCTGTATTTGAACTAGCAAATGTTAACTTATCTGTTAATAGCTCGTTGCTATATAATCCACCTCTAATACCATAAATAGCTGGTGTAATTGTAGCATTTTCTGCGATACTAATTTTACTTGGAACAGATGCGATAGCAACTGGAGCAGAAATACCAGCTGTATCTGGAATAAACGTCCAGTCAGCATATTTCTGTTGTCCGCAAGAACCGGTATCTGTATAAGATAATGCAGTACCAGAAATGTTTGTAGAAGATACACCATCAGCAGAGAATGAGAAGTCGATTGTACCAGTAAATTTTAATCTTGGAATTAAAATTTCGTAAGTACCAATCGTACCATCTTGTTCTTGTGCTCTAACGTGCATTACAGCTTTAACTGTTCTTGGTTGCGTATCAGCATTGATAGCAATATTAGAAACTTGTGCGTCGTTATAAGCATAAGAACAGATACATTCACCATTTACAGATGAATCAACTGTAATATCTTTTCCTTCTGGTTTTGCAATATCAATAATAGTTTGGTCTGGTAGAATAATATTTACCGGTCCAACTGGAGTCTCAGAAAGAGTCATAGCTCCATTTGTTGCAGTAACACAATCATTAAATACATAAACATCTTTAGCACCAACTACAATGTCTGTACCTGTTTGGAAAGCCAAATAAATAGGTTTAAATGTTGCAGATGTGAAGTTGATTGAGAAAGAACGAGTATGTTTAATATCAAATAATAGCTGGTTCATGAAACCGCCTCTAACCTCTGCACTAGACATTTCAGATGTGATACCAGAAGAAGTTAAAGCAAAGGCAGAACCTAGCTCGTAATCTGTAACTGGGTCAAAGAATTTAACTTCAGCAACAGAAACCAATGCTTGTCCAATTTTGTCCATTGAAAATCACTCCTTTATTCTTTTAATACATCTTGTATGGCTTCGCCCGTGTTTTGGGCTCCCTCATACCTTCCTTTAGGCTTATATGCTTTTATCCAATGAGTTAGCGGTCTCTTAAATTTTGTACCGTTTAATTCTGCTTGTCTACATAGCACATAGTCTTCTTTATTTAATTCTAATTCTAAAATTCTATCAAATCTTCTTACCGTCATATCCATTATGTCGGAAGGTAATTTTCCTAGCATTAAAGATACGGCATCAATTAAATCCTCCAAATTAGGAGGGTTTTGTTTTGCATTTATTTTAGCCATATTTTCGCTTGCTTTTTTCAATTCCACTTCCCATCTTGGGTCTATGACTGTTGTGTCTATATCATTCATATAGCAAATTATACTTTTTATTTCATCAAACTCTTTATCATTAAATGAAATTGTAACAAAAAGTTCTTTTGCCATTTCTTCAATCTCTTCTTTAACACGTTTTATTTGAAGCTCATTCAACAATCTGTGATATTCGTCGAAAGCCAACTCATTATATTTATTCAACTTTTCCCTATACACACACATAGTTTCTTCATTATATTTATCCGTTGGAATCGAGATATACATTTTTAAGAAATCTCCATCAAACTTAAAAGAATGAAACTGGTCTTTGAATGATATTTCTAATATTGCATTTAGAATTTGCCAATTATCAATAAATTCTGGCTCTTTTATTGCTTTCGTCATCATGTATTCAATATAAGGAAGTCCCAATAATGTTGGGTCTTTGTCTTGTATTGGATTTATAGCGAAAACATGAGAGCACGCTTTGACCAAATGATAATATCTTATTGTAATAGGATATATCTTTATGCCTTTATAATCTACGGGCTCGTCAAACATAGCCCTATCTTGAATTTCATAAAGTTCCATTAAGACACCTTCTATATATAACAGCTCATAATAAGTTCATAACCACTAAACTCAGAGTTAAAAAATGTAGAATTAACACCAGTAAATCTATCTGCGCTAAAATCAATATTTAGCGGCGTTTTACATCCTTCTAACTGTAATCCATTAAGGGCTTGAACTAAAACTTGCATAATTGCTGTTGCTCTATTATCAACATTCGATACATTAGTATTTATTACAGCCAACTTATTATTAACAATAATTTGGAATAAAACCCTAACTATTGCATCTGTTCTGTTTTCACTACCAACCTTCATTATGCTTATTCTAACTTGAGTTGTAGCGTCTTTTAGAGCTTCATTTGAATAATGCTGAAACAAAACATTATATTTGCTCGTATCTCCGCTAGATGTTTTACAAATCATAGCGGCTTTTTGTTTTTTAGTTAAATCTTTATGATTATCTGGGTCTTCATCATAATAAAGCAATCTCCAGAACTCCGGAACATTGTCAAATAAATAGTCTGTTATTTTTTTTGGCAATATTCTGGCTTCAAAATAATTATTATATGCGTTATTCATTGTAGCCATATTACCAACCTCCAGTTAGCCAAACACTAACAATGCTTATTTCCCCTGTTGTATTATTTTCACATTCTATAGTTAGTGCATTTTTAGACCATTCTTCAATATTTTCCACGGAGAATCCATTATTAGAAGTAGTTGTCAAAATGTAATTTTCAGAAGGAACACCACTAGGAGTAAACGTATATGTGTCATTTTGTGCGACACCATTTACATATCTAGTTATAACAAAATCTTGTGTATCTCCTTCTAGTATACTATCTACTTCGGGAGTAATTATAGTTTCCGTCTTTACTTCTATATCTTCTTGCTTTGTTCCGTTGTAAGCTATATTATTTTCTAAATCATCAGCATCTAATCTTTGTGTTTCGACTAGATTTAATTCTAATATATTCGGATTAACAGAACGAACAAAGTTATTACACAAATACGGAATACCATCGAATAAAAATCTTTGGTTTCTATATATCTCTCTTGTATCATCATTCTGTTGAACGAATACACCAATAGTACCGTTAACTTGTAAAACTCCGCTTTCAGCATATCTAAAACTAGAATATGTCAAAGAATCCATAAAAACACATTCGTATGATTTTACTTTTCCTTCATCATCTATCCATTTAAGATAATTATTACACATCCATATTCTACCTTTTGTATTATAAATATGTTGTGTATCAAGAGAAATCATTAGCCATGTAGAAAATTTAACATGGTCATATTTCCAATGAACATAATCTCCTATCCTAAACTCTGGTGGGTCATAAGGATATGATTGTAAATATTTAAAGCCTAATTTTTTATCAGCCTCATTACCCTCAAATATTCTAGTTTTATATATCTTGCTAAAATCATAGTTTCTGTAAACCTCTGTATAATCTGGACTAGCATCAAATGAACTCTTTAACTGTTCAGTTAGTCCTGTTCCATAATTTCTATCAAAATCCCTAATATAATTTAACCTATCTAGGCAATTAACAGAAGATATTTTAGTTGGTTTCAAATTATCCACCACGCTTTCTAGCAGGATAATTTCTTGCCGATGCTGGTCTAGTACCAAGACCACCATACTCTTCTAAATTAGCCCTATAAGTATAATCAATTATCAAATTATTTACCATTTTAACTTGTTCTTTTAGAGCGCTTGCTATTGTTTTAAGGTGCTCTGCTTGAGAATGAATTTTAACGCTGCCGCCATACACAAATTGATTCAAAAGACTTTCTCTGTTTTGATTCTCTTCTAAATAAGGTATAAGCATAGCTTGAGCCAATATTTCTTTTTCTCTATAAGTTAAATCGGAATTAAAATGACCTATTTGATATTCAGCTATTTTCAAAACCTCTCCATCGATAGGAATATCAGCAATGGTTATAGTGTTATTATCAGAATCATAACTATAATCGGTTATTTCTTTTGTTTCATCTCCACTAACCAAAAAAATAGCAAAATTAGGGGAGACTATTGCCGAATTTTCTTCAAGCTCAAACACGCTATCAATTCCGTTACATTCATATTCATAATCTACTTCAACAAAAGGAACGTTATCGGTTAAATCATATAAACATTCATACTGAAAACGTGAAATAGCAACTTGCAGATACTTCCAACATAAGCTATAATAGTTGTTGATTGGAATTTTAGCTAGTCTTGGGTCGTTTTTCATTACCAAATTTAAGCAATATATTTCATTAAAATCCGTCAATCCATACACCCCTTTCTTAATTAAGATGGGAGCTAAAATAGCTCCCCAGTTTTGGAGACTTAATTATTCTCCTTGTATTCCAATATAATCTCCGTGAGTAATTGATACTCGTCGTCCCACCAACCGTATTCATGTATACGAGCATGACAATCCAAGCATAGCAACGAACCGTTTTCTATGGAATCGTCGGGAGGTTTGTTTGCTCGCTTGCTAACATATTTCGGTTTTATGTGGTGCCATTGAATTTGCCGATAAGGAAAATGTTTCCCACACAGCATACACGTTAAACCATACCGCTGTATGAGAGCGTATTTAGTTTCGTGCATATCGGAATACCTCCTTTATTGATGTAGATTATTTATTAGCGTCTTAAAGTCAACTTCAAAGTATTTCTCTAACGCACTTCTAATATCATAATCTAAATCTACTTTCTTTTTGTCGATTAAACTTGCAATTTGATATATAACCGTGAACATAGAAGCCAAATCTTTTTTGTCCTTTGTGATTTCTTTTATTCTATCGGTTACGGCAAAAGCGTTAGAATTATTTAAAAGTTTAGTCAACGCCTCTTCGCTTAAATCAACCTCCGGTTTAATATTGAATCTAGCGTAATCTTGTGGGTTTACAAAATAAAGTATTCCTTTTCTAAACATACTCTTATATCCAAAAGGATTTTTAAATATTTCCCTTAATTCCGCATATTCAATGTCAACTTCCTCGTTATATTCAATGGGAATACTAATGTCCCCACCCTGAGAAATTAATGTGGCACCGTTAAACATCCTGCACCCAACTTTAGCAGAGCCATTCTGCTCCGTAGTTTGATTTACATTATTATTTTTTTGAGTCAACAATAAATTTTGTAATTGTAGTTGCATATTTTTATAACTTTGTGCCATATCATCTAATTGTTTTCTTAATAAATCGTTCTCTTCAGCTTGTTTCCTTAGAGAAGCGTTTTCTTCTTCCATTTGTTTTAATTTAGCACTTTCTTCTGCTACAATAGCAGAATTAACTTCATCAACATCTTTTTTCTTTTTAGTTGTTTTCTGTGTCGTGCTCTTTTTTGTAGTAGTTGTAGCCATATTATTCTCCTTTAATAAAAAGCCCCCTAATTAAAGGGGGCTTGTGATTAAGCATACCTAATTAGTTAGAAGCGGTAGCTTGTAAACCGAAATGTGCTTGTGTAGCAAGAGCAGCGTTAAATCCGAAGAAATATCTGTAAGCAATTCTGTTTAGAGAACCATCTTGTGGGTCGTCTTTCTTAACTCTTACATAAGTGCTTCTTACTAATTTAACTGGCTTGTCTCCAACAGCAGACAATAGAACGATTAGGTCGTCTGGAATAATTCCAACTAGATTTGTTAGGTTTGTACCAAGAGGAGCATTAAAGTTTACAACTTGGTCTAAGATAACAGAATCAATACCATAAATCTTTCCTAAGTAGCCATTTTCGATATATCTATCTTGCATAGCGAAACCGAAGTTTGTAGTAGCAAGAGCAGAAATAGCATTAAATGCAACGATAGTACCATAAGCTGTTACGCCATTACCATCATTTAGAGCAGAAATGTATTCAGCCATCTTTACATAGTTAGCTGGAACCCAAGTTGCTTGATAGAATGGAGTCTTTGTAGCTAAAGCACCAGTTGTAGAGAAGATAATTCCTGCTACAGCTGAATATTCAGCCATTAATGTTGCATATACCATTCTTGCAATTTCTTTACCAATATCATAATCAGCAGCTAGAACTCTAATGAAATCGATTGTAGAACCAATACCATACTCTTCTGGAGAGATTGTGATAGCTTGTTTGCTCCAAGATTGTAGATATACTACATTTGAAGCTAAAGAAGCTCTTTGAACTACTGGTAGAGCTTTTGTTTCAATTTCCCAAGTATAAGAATCTCCCGGTTCAACTGAAACGATTTCAGCCATAGCCATAAGTTGTGGAGAAGTTACTCTAATTCTAACATCAGCGATTGTCTCAGCAATAATAGAATTAAAAATGTTCTCTGCTACTGGGTTAGCGAAAAATGCTAACACCTCATTCTTTTTAGTTGGAACTTTAATTCCAGCCTTATTTGAAGCAAAAGCAAACATAGCTTCTTTTACTTCTTTTGCAGTTTGTTCGTAATTGTCCATTTTGAACTCTGCAACCAAACCTGTTCTACCATAGTTCTTATATAAAGAAGCCATAGTAACATCAACTAATGAATTTTTGATAACTTCAATATCGCTATTTTCAGCGGCGAATGTCGCATAGTTTTCGTGTTCAAACATTATTTATTTCCCCCTTCCTAATTAAGCGTTATATGGAAGAACTCTACATACGTTACCAGTAGTAAATTCTCCACCAAAAATGCCACCAAGTCTAAAATTATGTTTAGCTTGTACTTGTGCAACAGTTAAAACACCAGATGGAAGAGAAGCTCCGCCGTCTGTTAGTGTGTTTGTACCATCAGCACCATACAAATAATCTCCTACTGATGCAGCAGAAGCTAAACAATCATCAGAAAGGTAGAAAATTACTCTTGGCTCTAAGAATAGAACTGGAGCAGTCTTACCCTCTAAATATACATATTGAGTATAATCTGGTTGACCATTTGGAAGTCTACCATCTGTTAACTCTTCAAAATTTCCACCAGAAATAACGATTCCTAGTGCTTCCGTTGCTAATAGTTCGGAAGTTGGTTGTGTAGCAAGATATTGAGTAAAGTTATCAACGATAGTATTATCGATTGTATTAACTACTACAACATCGCCCGGTCTAAGTCCTCCCGCTGGTACAGTTACAGTTCCAACTAAATGTTCTGGAACGTCTGTCATTGGGTAGCAAACTCTGTTACTCATTCAAATCACTCCTTTTAATTATTTTGAATATTGTTCTTTAATATCTTTTAATGTTCTACTTTCTTTCTTCTCGTCTTTTTTATATGAGAAAGTATTAGCTAATAAACCGATTGAAAACTTATTTTCTTTCTTTTCTTCTTCTGGTTTATTATCTTTTGCGAACTTTTTAACAGCTTCATTGACAATAGTTTCAACTTCAGCAAAAGTTTTATGTTCTAAATCTTTTACTAGCTCGTCTTTATCTTCCGCCTTAAAGCAGTAAGAAAATTCTTCGATTAGGGCGTTCATTTTGGTTAATTCTTCTTGACGTTTATATGTGTCAAGAGAAGCCTTTAATTCCTCATTTTCTTTAGTAAGAGCATTAATTTTAGCTGCAAAATCTTCAGACTCGTCTTCCTCTTCTTTTTTGTCCTCATCTTTGTCTTCGGCTTTCTCTTCATCTTCAGTCTTTTCAGCTTCACTTTCAGCATTTAATTTCGTCTCATCACAGTTCTTTTCTACGTTGTCGCAGTTAGTTTCTGTTTCTTCGGCGTTTTTGCATGCCTCAACCTCTTCTTCACTAAACTCCTTTTTCTCGTCCATATCTTCTCCCTCCTTTTCCAAGCTGTTCAATAACTCGCCAGCTTTCTTAGCAACGGTCGAATCCACCGAGCTTAATCTATGTGTGTTAGATATAAGTTGACCATTTTCATCAAGACTAAATAAGTCTTTCATTTTACATAGGATTGTATTTTCTCCTACTTCATCTGTTTTTACATAACATCTCAATATTTCTGATTTGCTATCCCATAAAACAGAAATTTTGCCATCAGCTTCAATAGAATATTCAACAAGATATGTTTTATCTTCTTGACAATCTCCTATAACCACTTGTTTTGGTTCAACATAAATAGAATCAATATAATAACGCCATCCATTGTCAGATATTTCATCAAGATATTCATAGATTCCTTTACGAACCGCATCGACACTTATGTTGTTCATACTATTATTTACCTTCCTTCCTTTTGACATATCTTCTAGCCATTCCAAAGCAGCGTCTCCACCATATAAAGAGTAGGATAGGTTGGATTTTAAATAATGACCCCTAAAATAATCTTTTAAATATCCCAATCTAACATAATCAATGGTTTCATTATTTGCTAAATATTTAGCCATACTAATAGAGCCAGTAGAGCCACCCTTTCCGCGCTCTTCTCTTGTTTGTAACGCCTTTCTTGCTGTTTCTCTAACGCTTTCTGGAATTTCCTTCTGTGAAAATTTTAAATAATGTTCGTTAAATTCCTCAGCGGAAAACTTAACGACATTCATTTGAGAGCCCTCTATACCTTCCAGTATGTTCTCTCCTAAAAGAGCAACTCCTTCAAATCTAAAGTCTTTGACCTCTAATGTGCCATCTTCCATTTCGTCTTTATCAGTAACATATATTTCTATAGAAACCTTTACATTTCCATCTCTATTTTGAAGTATATTCATTAAAGAAGGTTGATATATTTTATAGATTACACCTTTTGTTCTTAAATATTCCTTGCCATCCCTCTCAACAAACTCCATTGGAGCAGATTCAGGAATAGTACCAGCAATTCTCATTGTTCTTTCTTCTATTGTCCCATGTTCAACAACATCTGTAGCTAACTCTGGCATAAATTCGTTATTTAATCTATATATAATTGGTTTATTATAAAAAGTAGGCAAAGCCTTCTCAACAGCATCCCTACCAATATAATATTGGTTTCTATTTTTACCAGTATGTAATAAATCTAATTCAACTATGGCTGTATCATCATCTGATTCCAAAATACTCATATAATCAACGGCAAAATCTAGTTTCAATTACATCACCGCCTTATTTGGTTTATTGTTAGTCCATTCTGTCAATAACTTTGAAACTTCATCAGTTACAATAAAAAACCAAATGGTTTTACTATTCTCGTGAATAGCTGTTTTAACCGGAGAAATTCCATGTTCTTCTAAAAACTTTTTCAAGTTAGGCGAAAAGCAAGGATATAATTTCTTTGTTACTTTTTCAGCATTGCTAATCATTTGTTAACTCCTCCTTCTCTTCACCTAAAATGTAAAACTGTTCAGCGTCAGCATCGAAAGCCCATAAGTTATTTTCATAAACAGAGGCTTTATCTTTTAATAATAGTGCTTGTGCAATAAACTTGTTGAACATTCTCAATAATCTGTCTAATTCTTTGACTACATTGTAGTCTCCTTCCTCTTCTGCTTCTTTAATTGTTTTACAGATTAATTTGTACGTTTCTCTATGTTCTTCAATATTGGCAATAAAAAAATCTTCTATTCCCTCATATACTCTATAATCGGCATCTGTTGTGCCATATTTAGGAACAATATTAAATTCCAATAAAATATCCGAACATACATCTGCAAGAAGAGGATATAAGTGAGCTAATCCATGATGAAATACACGGCTAAAATTACTTAAAGCCCATTCAACGCTAGAATAGCCCAAGAAATTATCCCAACTTCTATTGTGTTGGAAAAATCTTTTTATTAATTCATTTATATTATTTATCGTTTTGTCAGATACAAACATTAAATCACCCCTATCAATTAGTTTTCACTAGATTCATAATCCCTAGAACGTTCTCCAGACTCGGCTAAATCAGACTCGTTTTTCTTTGGTCTTCCCGGGTCTCCTTTTGGTTCCAGATTTGAACCGCTAGATTGAAACATAGATTGAATAGGAATCATTAAATCTCTATATCCTAACTCATCATCAAGTTGAAGCATAGAAAGAGTGCTAAATGGTTCCATTCCCATAGCAGCAAATAAAAATTCAACACCACAATTATTATTTTTAACTATATTTGAATACATATTAATATCGTCTTGTGGTCTTGCTGTGCTTCCAAACATTTGAACTTTAAATTTATTTCCAGTTTCTTTCCTAATCATCCAGTTAATAAAATTTTCATATTGTCTATACATGTTTTTAGATGTTCTCTGGAAAAATACTTGATAACAAAATTGTAAAGCAGTAGCTTGTTTCATATCTCCTCCGCCAAATAACGCTTCATTTATACCGCTACTACTAGAAAAAGAATTTGTGCCAAGTTTAATCAAATCATCTAAATCATCAATTTGTTCTGTATCAATAGCCTCAGAATCAAATGGGCTTGCATAACACGTCACATTTGATGGAAGCTGCGCCTGAATTACGTTTCTAATGGCAGCAGCCTCTTCGTATGTAATAGACATTTTTTGATTATCTTTCTGTAAAGGTATCTTTAACGCCAAAACCTTATAAAGCTCAAAAATAGCCTTATCTTTAATTAGTTGGCGATAAGATAAAATATCCAAAGCAGAAAGCATCGAACCAGCAAATGGAGGAACCTTGTCTGGATGTATTGGGTCAAACGTAAAACACCAACCCTTTCCCGGTTCAAAAACATAATATTGTATAGAAGCCAATTCTTTTCCTTCTATTCCTTGTTCTCTTGCTTTAACAAGTCTCTCATAAGCTTCCTTTAATTCTGGAAAAGCTATTCCACCAATAGAAACATAATCATTAAAATAAGTTAAGTCGAAAGCAAATCTATATCCATAAGCCCAAGGAGCAACAATATAACAGTATTCTGTAGGAAGCTGATATAAAGTAATTTCTTCTGTCGTTTCATATATATAATAAAAAGCAACTCCATCAAAAGTAACTTGTAAATCAACTTTTGCTAATTGTGATTTTAAATTAAGTTTCCTTAATATATTACAAGCAGACTTATAGCTTTCTTTATATTCTTGCTTTTTTACTTCTTTTGATATATCTGGCTCGGCAGGAAGCATAACATAGTTGAACGCTTTAGACGTGCTAGTTATCCAAAGAAGAGAATTATATTGACCAACAGCGTAATTCAAATATTGACTTAGACTACGAAGCTCGTCATCATATTTAGATGGTTGCATAAGCCAACCTTCTAATTGTTCAGAAGAAGCAACTTTTGGATTTATATTTATATCTTGAAACATATTTTCACTAAGAATAGCTTGATATGAACCATTGTGTGTGTCTAGTTGCGAAAGTCTACTTAAAGATTTTAAACTTTTTGATAAACTTTTAGCAAAAGCAGCCCTATATTCTTCTGTACCATATTTTTTCGCAAAATCTTCCAAGCTATCTCCGATTCCAATTTCCTTAAGACCCTTATTTATATCTTCTATCTGTTCTTTGGTAGCAGGTCTATTTTTGTTTTTCTTTGCCATTTTTTCACCGCCTTACCTAAATAATTTTCTTAATAAATCGTTTCTACCTTGATTTCCGATAGGACGATTTAACGCTATTATCTCTTCAGCTAATGTTTTCTCTCTTTTCGGTTTTAGAGATTCATCCTCTAATAACTTAGCAAAATAATTTCCATAAGCCAAAGCTGAATATCTATCTTTTCTATTTTTACCAATAGTTTTTAATTTAAGAGTTCCTTTTTCAGAAAACTCTCCTTCCAATAAAATCATTTCATTTATCAATAATCTCGTTTCAATATATGGTGACTCAAGAAGAGCCTTCGTTTGTGGCGTTGCATTTATATACTCTGGAAACTGATTTAGATATGACATCATATCTTCTCCATCTCCAAGCATGCTAATCCTTCTTCTCATAATCATATCTCTTAAATTTCTAGCTATCTCATCATTAAAAGTCTCCGTACCATGAACTGTATATATCGTCTCTAAAGCATCATCATATTCACATCTAGCCCTAATATCCTCTTCGTTCATACTTACCATTGGTGGGTATTCTTTTCCTGTTTCTTTATCATAAAATGGCAGGCTTAAATTGTCGTAAATTGCTATTCCAGCGTGTTCTCTATCAAGAACTATATAGTCACAATCTAACTCTTCTAATAGTTGCCTTATCCTCAATGTTTGTAATACGGTGTGACCACCCTCAAGATTTTCTATATAACTTACTTTTCTTAAATACCCTCTAGCATCCGGTATAAGAGATAATAAAATATATGCACTAGCATCGTTGTCTTTTCCAGCCATCGTTGCAATATCGACACATAATAGTCTTATTTCGTGCATCATCTTTCCGTTAATCGACAAAGATTTTTTCTCTGGTTGGACAAACTTCTTATCCTTTAGCAGATTATAATAACTAGACGGATAAATAGGATAATTTACATTTCTAACCTTGTCTATCTTTTCATAATCAAACCAAGCATTTGCCGCTTGACCATAAAACATAGCATCTTGTTCCATCGTCCAAGATATTGGGTCGAAATCTTCCTCTGATAATTCATCAATTACTTGTCTCTTATCTTTTAATCCTGCCTTAATAGCCATCTGATATGGGAAAGGATATACGCCATAACTCTTTCCTTGTTTCATTGCATTTCTAAAAACCTTATATCTATCATAAGACCAGTTACTTTTATAATAACAAGAACTTAAAAATATTTCTTGGTTTCTTTCTAGCGGATAATTCGCATATTCTATCTTATTCCTATATCCCGGCTGTCTATTAACAGCCAAAAAAGGTCTCAAAACAGATTTATAAATATCTGGATTAATCATTCTAAACTCATCGAGAATTAAAATGTTGGCTCTTGCAGAACGAGCTCCCTGTGTGGCAGCTACAACTTTTATCCAAGAACCATTTTTAAAACTAACATTTGGCTCATCATCATTCATGTTCACTTTTATTGCCGCTATTTCCCTCTTTAAAAGAGGTCTCCCATCAAGTATTTCTGGTATTTTCTCTGTTACAATTTTCATAGACTGTGATTTTTGACCAGCAGCAACAACCACCTTTGTACCGGGATATAAAATACATCTAACAATACAATAAAGAGCCGTCAAATATGTTTTACCTAATCCGCCTACTTGCAAGAAACATGAAATATGTATCTCTCATCATAAGGCAAAGAAGAACCTTTTGGAAATTCTTTAATTTTAATCCAAACACACTCTCAACAAATATGTCTGGTCTCTTTCTCCAATAAGATGTCCACTTGCCAACTCCTCGCATTAGCTTTTCTGATTTGGTTAG